TGCGATAGACAAATCTATAAGTCATTTCATCGTTGACAAACCTCACATGCATAGAACTATCTGTCATAGGAGCGCCCTTATCGGCTAACAAATAGTAGTTTAGATTTACTAGCAAGATATCGCCCACATCACCGAGTTTTGAACATTGCTCGATGGGTATAACGGGTTTGCCGTACAGCGTCCCGTATTGTGATCCGCTGATGCCGCCCGGCGGCATGTATACGAGACTACCGCCCGTGCCAACGTCGATTTTCATCATATGCAATTGCGGTTTGACTTCCTGATTGATCAACCAGACAGCCCCGTTATTCGCTTGGGGCAACAGCCGCGCGTCCATTTTAATGATGTTTTCCGCGACAACAGTGTCAGCGGGTTGGCTTTGTTCCTCGTCCTGGGAAATCAATGCGCCGCTATTCAGGATGCCTTTCGGCTGACCGGCGCCCGTACCGCGAATAATCGCCGTATCTACCATCCTAGCGATCTCGCTCGAAAACGCTTGCATAGCAATCGATCCTAACGCCGACGCATCCTGTATTAGTTCGTCAGTGGCATAGTACAGCCCCATCAGCTTGTGTAGCGTCAACGTCATCTTACGATACTTCGGTTTTTTCGCGGTAACGGTATCGGCCTCATCAGCCCAATACACCTGGACACCACCCCAACGGGAGCCTGTGGCCCTGCTGGTTTCGTCAATACCATAGATTACTAGTTGGTTGCTATTGGCCGTAATGGGCACTTTCCTACACCTATTGATAAGGATGCCTGTTTGCCACGCAATCTTGAATATCTCGGTCGAGAAATCCGTCTGAACAAGAAATCCGCCATCCGCTGGCACGGCTTCGCTTGCACCGCTCGCCGCGCGATATTCCGGCGAATTGACGTACTGTAGCCGTTTACTAGGCCCACCCATACCTGGTTGTTCAGCTCTCCATATATCCTGAAGCTGTTCGCCAAAATGCGCATACGGCCTCTCGGCTTCAAGGTCGCGCACGTCGCTGATACGGCCGGTATCATCGCTCAATCTGTCTTCCAGTCCTACCGGTATTCCGGTTGACCTGGCGCCGGTGGTTTTGATCGCGTCCTGATTTTCCAGAAGCCTAATACGCTTATCAATATTGCGCACCTCGTCCTGAATAGTTTCAGCGCGCTGTACATCTTCATCGGTAGGATCATCAAGCTTAAGAATGTTGTCCTGCTCTTCTACCAGACTAGCACGCTTGTTTTGTAGTTCTTTTAGTGTCATACAACAATCACTTCCTTTCCTGTTTATACGTTCCAACCTAAGTTTTCGCAAGCGTCTTTGTCTATCCGCTCCGGCGTCGAGGTGGTCATCCTGGACCGGCGTCGAGGTGGTGGCGTCAAGCTCTACGCCGCTTGCCTCCAAAATCGCCCGCGCTTCCACATCCGTCGTTTCGTACGCCGGAAATGTGACGGGTGATACTTCAATCAATTTGACTTCTTTCAGTGTCCGCAGCGGCAAATCGGGCGGCGGGTTTTCTTTCCATTCGTCGCGTATGGTCTCAAACCTGAAAGACATCCCTCGCACGTCTTGCCTTTTCACGCTCACGTGTGCATCATTTCCCCAGCTGTTATTGGGCATTGCCGCTTTCACAAATAGACCCGTTTCGTCCGTGGTGAGACTCAATGTCCCTGTGCTCAACCGCGCTAACGGCTTATCCTCATTGTGGTTCCACAGCATGACAATATCGTTTTCTTTCAACGATTTGTTGAACGCTTGCGGCGCTATTGTTTCATTAAACCGGTTTCCTATATTCGTAACAGTATCAAACACCGCCGCGTGTCCCTGTAATATACGAGTGTCGTCTTCTTCTTCTGCAACCGCCCGCATTTCTATTACAGGGTATACACGCTGTTCTACTTGTGCATATCTCAATTCAGCCGGTTCTACATCCGCGCTTCTCAGATGGCTTGCGACGTGGTTCCACACACCCCTTTTGTCTTTGGCCGGTATTTTGACCGGCGCACGCGCGCCGTTTAGCGCGCCGATTACGGATTGGCATCCCTTGATGTTGGCCGCGCCGATCGAGCCATCTGAAGACACTTCGTGGTGGGGAAATTTATACGCCGCTTTCGTGTTTGGATCGGCGTCCGGGTCTACCCACGCAAACGCTTTCCGGTAGTAGGCCGCGTCGCCGTCGTTTTTGAGGCGCGCAACGTTCCCCGGGCCGTCCCAGGGTTTATCGCTCGTAGGCGTTTTATGGCTTCCTATTGCACCTCTTCTCTCTGTCATACTATTATCTCCTATCCTACAGTAATAGAACAATTACATCCGTCATGTAACGGCGGCTCAAACACGTTACCATTGCTTTTGAACGCAACGTAAGATTCTTTGCCGTCCGCGGCAACACTTTTTCCGTACAATACATCACCTTCGCTTATAAAGGTTTCTTCTATCCCCACCACATTACCGTCCAATTCCTGGCACAGGGGACAGGCGTCACCGCCCGCCACCCACCGAACTTTTGTAACACCATGCTGTCTAAACGTGTATCTGGTGACGGATTCCCCTAGTCTGGTAAGCTCATAATCTGTAATATTGTCCGCCAACGCTTTGGCTTGCGCGTCGCCGAGAAGCCAACGCTCATACAGCTCTTCTAATGCGGCAGCGGGATCACCTTTTTCAAATGCTTTCGTGAGTTTGAGCCTAAGCGCCGCCGCCCGCCGGACTCCCAACGTTTTCAAATACGCTTCTACAAAATCAGGCAGCTCTCTTTGTTCATACCGAGACCGGTCAAGAGCATCCTCCACCACCTCAGATACTATACTAGCATAGGATGTCAGTATCGTTTTCAACCCATCCTCAAATATAAATGGTACTGTATTACGGGTATAGTCTTCTATGAACGCCTCAAACACTATTGTGCTTCCGTTGGTGACATGTTTTTTGGTGGCGGCCCGCAATTCGCCCACTATCCGCCGGACTATTTTTCCGGCCGCCTCTAATACCACGGGCCGGAATTTCTTTCGCAAATTCAACCGTTTAAGGTTCGAGCGTTGTTCTATAAACGTGTTCGTGGTAGTTGATTTATTTTCGGCGTCCGGTTGCGCTGGTTCGCCGGCCTTTGGCGCCGGCAACATATTGCCGGGCATCCAGTATGTCTGTCCTATCCCATTAGGTAACGGGTTCAGGTCCATCATATCACGGATATCGTCCGCATTGAGCCAGCCGCCGTACCGGCCTTCTTTGAATGCTATCGCCTGGCTCTGCATGTCGCCGCGGAGCAAGGCATCTACGTTGAACCTCACAAAATACTTTTCGCGGTCTTGCAGCAACGCCCGTTCAAGCGCCCGCTCGATTCGGATGATCCTGCTGCGGAGACAATGTATCACAAACTTGATCATCTCCTGTTCTACATTACTATATGTGGCCTTTTCAAGGTCGCCTATCATGGTAGGCGGCACTCCAAAAATCCGTGCAATCTGTACCACGTTGAACTTTTGCGTCTCAAGAAACTGTGCCTCGTCGGGACGAATGCTCAATCGCTCCACGCTCATTTTTGTGCGGTCTATTACAACCGTCTTGCCGGCGTTACGCGCTCCTCCATACGGGCCGCTTGGCCCCAAGACTTCTTTCATGGCGGCCTTTTCATCTTTCTGCATAACACCTTCGAGCGCTATTATGCTAGAAAAGTGTGCACCGTGGTTGAAAAAGCTCGCGCCATAATCCTGCACGGCCATACCGGCGCCAATGGCTTCCCGGACAACCTCAACCGGAGAATGACCGATCAAACCGTCGTAATTTTGCCGAATATGCAAGATCTGGTCGGCCCTAACGGGATGTTTAGTACCATTATTGTCGCGCCACGCATAAATCAACTTCCTGTCCTTGCGCTCCACTACCATTCTATCGGGATGTAACGGCCACAATGCTAATACATCTCCCGATGTAGAAGTCTCAATAAACGCATATGCATTACCGCGCAATTCAAGATGATCGACGAGTGATTCAAAAAATTCAAATGATGTCAGCTCGGGGTTGGGCGTATCGTGAAGGATGTCATAAAGGGGATGCTCGGTTGCGCGCCGCTTTTTCCGTGCACCGTCTTGAGTGCGCGCCATCAGATGTACCGGCAGGCTCGCAATCGTTTCCCGGATCAAACGTACGCAGGCATAGACGGCCGACAATCCTTGCGCGGATGCGGGAGTAACCTCTTCCCCGGACGCGGTCGGTGTAGATACAGGCGCATACCAACGATCATCGCCGGCCGCCCACGACCGGGTTTCTTTACCGTTCCAGGCCCACTGTAAAATCTGCTTTAATGCCAAACTATATAGCTCCGTTACACAAAAATATATATAAATACCCCGAACCTATGTTATGGTTCGGGGTATCCTATACATATAATACAGACGGTTGTCAAGTACTTTATTCCAATAATTGGAAAATCAGCACTTTAATCTGTATCAGCACCTATCTTTTATGATTACTTTGAACCGTTTACCACATGTACTACATATATAATACCGCATTTGATTGTGTTTGCCGTTACAGCGAACTCTGTTGCTGCCACATTTTTTGCACGATATAGGCGTGAATCCACTATCTGTCTGACCATAGTGTGTATACATTTTACTCCTCGTTTTTTTTCAGTCTGGAGATTACTGTTTTAGTGATGTTTGCCGCATTTTTAAGAGCGGGATCGTCCTTCTCGACAACCACATCATAACCCTTTTCTTTCGCTACATCCTTGATTGCGTCGTCAACACTGTCATTGCGTTGTTGCAGAATTTTGTTGTAACTGGGATCGTTTTGTGCAGGAAGTTTCTTATGATACTTGCTTTCCACCTTGATTTTATCAAACTCCACACAGGCGGGTTTCGTTTTGTTTTTCACCGATCCGCCGTAGTATACGGTATCGGCCATCGCACCGACCTGAATAAACAGTATGATTCCGATAACCAACCCTATTATAGTTTTCTTGATATTCATAATATAATTCCCCTTATTAAGATACTATATTACTAACACAGTCGAGCCTTTTGAATCAACCGGCCCATAAGATATTGATTGGCTCAACGCCATAGTGGCCGCTATCACGCCGTCTACACAATACTGCGACGTTTTCCTGTCGGGCTTTACTATCTTAACATTACCGCTCGTATCATAATCCGCTTCGGCATTCCCGACCATCCAGTTCATAATGGGATGGTTTTGGTGTACTATTTTCTTTTCGAGTACGAGTTTTTCAAACTCTTTGATTGGAGCATTCATACTCAGTAATCCTTGCCGATGCGGTTGCATATCAATCCCGTCGTTTTTCAGTTCGCTCACTATCGATGTGGCATTATAGGGGTCATATGCTACACTGACAAGAGCAAATTGTTCGGCTAATTCGAGCAATTTATCACGAGGAATTTGATAATCCACTACAGGCCCCGGCGTCAATTCAAGGCGCCCTTGTTCGGCCCATAACAAATACGGCGCCTGAGTTTGTTCCGACCGTTCAACTATGTTGTCCGCCGGCAACCAAAACCAGACAAATAGTTTGTATAGTGTATCAGTATCATGGGGCGGAAAAACAAGCGCCAACGCAGTCATATCGCGTATGGTGCTCAAATCCAACCCACCAAAACACAGTCGGCCGGTAAGGTCGTCGAGGCGCAAATCATCTTGGCCGCAAGCGCTCCATGCTTCGGGTTCCATCCACCGCGTCCGCTGATGCGTCCACACGTTCAGTCGGCGCCGTTTGAATCCGAGCAAATCAGACGGTTTCTTTTTGATTCGTCTCACGTCCGCGAGAAACGTGTCCTCTTCCAGAATCAGCCCAAGACTCGGATTGGCCCGTTTAATAACACTCAAATCCGTCCAGTCGTCGTCTTTTTGCGCACAACATATGTAGCTAAAGTACTCCCAGCTTTCGCCGCCCCCATATCCGGCGGCGTTCCGTTCGGCGAAACAGTGTTCGTCCCATCCTACTGCAGTAGGATCATAAACACCTGCCGTAGTGATAACTATAAAAAGGGGTTGTGTGCGAGCGGCGCCACCATATTTCAGCACCTCGAATAGGTGATCCTTTTTGTGGGCGTGCAACTCATCTATTACAGCGCCACTGATGTCAAGCCCTTCGTGTGTGGCGACGTCTGCGCTCAAAGCCACAAATTTCGACCGCGTTTTGGGATACACGATTGTTTTTCTACTGTCGACCAAGGTCAATAACTGCGACAGTTTGGGCGATTGCCGTACCATATTGGCGCTCAAATCGTGTACTATTCCGGCCTGTTTCCTGTCAATTGCCGCTGTATACACTTCTGCGCCGGATTCGTCGTCTCCAATCAACATGTACAGTCCAAACCCGCTAGCCCATGCAGACTTACCGCTTTTTTTAGGCAGCTCAATATACGCCCATCTATACCGACGAGTGCCGTTTTTGCGCATCCACCCAAATACTGGAATAGTTACGTCATATTTCTGCCAATCAAACAGCTCAAACGGTTTACCCGCCCAGCGGCCTTTAACATGCCGTAATGCTACCGGGAAAAAGTCCGCTACCCGCCGTCCCTGGGTTTCATCCATGTAACACTCGTAGTCTAGTACAGCAACAACGTCGTTCCACGATCTAATCCACCATGGATTCCAGCCGTCTTGCTCGGCGACCCGGCAGGCGTCCTCATACTGCGGATGATCCCAAGCGGCGCGTCCAAGCGCATACGCCCACGTGCCCGCCGCATACTCGTCCCTCACCTCACCACTAGACCAGGGAGGCGGATAACTAGGCATCCTATTACCCATATAACTATCTCATCAACCTCTTTACACCATAATATATTAGTATAACAGTCCACGTCAAGGTCTCTATAATTGACCTTAACAAAAACAGCAAGATGAACACACATATTATCAGCACTAAAGCATCCATTAAAATCTTCCTTACAAAATTAGTTTAATTTATTGAAATCAAAGGACTTGCACTTCCGCCATTTTTGGCGGAAGCTAGCAACTGGTTCTATTTATATTGATCCCACCAACGCCAAAATCTTTCAGCCGCTGCCCCTATAATAAACGCAAGATTTTCCTCTAAATCCATCTGTGGATTTGGTAGTGAGGTGCTAAATGTCATGGTGTATCTAAAGTGATTCATTGTATGATATAGCTCGTGTACTATAGGGGCGTGACAATACATGTTATTCCGGTTCATAAAAATACAACAATGATGCGGGCTTTTTTGCATACATGCTGCGGCTGCGGTTTTCACTACCGCGAGATGCTTCTTTTTGTCCCTTGCCCCTGCCCCTTTTGCGGAGTATGCCTCGCCTCTGTTTATGGCCCGTTCGAGCGCCCGCAACATGGTATGCCGTGTTGCATACACCTTGACCTCGATTTTCCAGGGCGGCTGGTCATATAGTACAGTCTGTATCATAGTAATTTCTCCCTATCCGCCAATAGAATATCCGCATTCATAACACTGTGCGCCGTCGAATCGGAAATATCCGCAGGCGGGACATTTCATCATAGGCATACGCGGAGGAAACCGTTTGCTTTTCTCAGGTGTTTTAGGGGTTGTTTTTTGGGGTTGATTATCTTGTTGGCTATCCTTGGTTTCCATTGTTGTGTTACCTCCCTTTTTTGTTTGGATCGCTTAGGCATTTGGGGCCTAAGCGATCCGGTTTGCTCGCTCCGGGCGTTTGGGTTTCTTTCTAGTTTTGGTTCGCTTTTCGACTCTAGGTTTCTCATTATCACTGGCTCGCTCTCGAGCTGTGGGTTTCTCCTGGGGGG